CTGGCAAGAGACCGTAATGTCGTACGACGAGAAGGCCAACCTCGCCATCTTCGGAGGGCGAGGCGCCGGCCGAACGACGTGCGCCCTCTTCATGGCGATCCGGCACTGCGAAATACACGGGCACGGCGCGCACGTGATCTTCATTCGGCAGATGCTGCGCTCGCTCCGCGAGGTGGAGGACAACCTCCACATGATGCTAATCGCGCAGTATGGTGCGAGCGCCGTTCGTGTCAATCGGCAAGACCACATGTTCGTCCTGCCCGGCGGCGGGACGATTGAATTCTCCCCGATCAACGACACCGAGGACATGGCCAAGATTCAAGGCCGCTCGTTCTCGCTCGTGATCGCAGATGAGTACGGCAATTTCAGTCCGCAGCAAATGAAGTTCGTCGACCAGATCCGAGCGAGCTTGCGCGCCGGCAACATCCCGTGTCGCTTCGTGCTGCTGGCCAACCCAGGAGGCCGCGGCCACCAAGCGATCAAGGGCCGGTTCATCGACTGCATGGTGCCCGGCATGTTCGGCATCATGGACGACAGTCAGGTCTGGGTCCTGCTGCCGGCTACCTTCCGCGACAACCCGCACAACCCGGCCGACTACATCGACAGCCTGTTCGCCTCCTCGGGTCGGGACAAGGAGCTGCTCCGAGCATGGACGGATGGCGCGTGGAACATTGCGCGCGGCGCCATGTTCGCGGACATCATCGACGAGGAGCGTCAGCGATTCCAATCGAAGGCGCTGCTGGACCTCCTGGAGGCGGAGGGCCGCGACGGCGTCTATGGCTTCCTGGCTGGCGACTGGGGCCAGAGCGCGCCGGCCGTCTGCTTCGCCTGCCTCAAGTTCCTCAAGCCGCGATGGTCCTTCCCGCGCGGCAGCTTGGTCCTGATCGACGAGGTATCCAGTTCACATCCTGACGACCGTTCGGCCGGACAGAACTGGAGCATCGGTCGCTTCGCGGACGCGGTCAGCGACATGTGCGAGCGCACCGGCGTCAACCGGCTCGGGACGATGGACGACCAGAAGGGTCTCCAGCCAGAGGACACGCTGATCAAGGGATTGGCGATGTACAACTTCGGCTTCACCCGCCCGATGAAAAACCGGCGATCCGGATGGGCGGCCATGCGCGAGCTTCTATTCAACTCGCATTCGAGGAACGGCAAGGCCGGTCAGTGGGTCGCGGATAAGTGCGCCGGCTGGTGGGAGACGGTCCCGGTGCTGCCGCGGGACCCGATCAACGCCGAGGACGTCGACTCGAAGGCCATCGACCACTGGGCAGACGCGAATCGTTATGGGGCGGTCTATGAGGTGTGCGAGTTCAAGTTCAACAACGCTGCAGAGAGTGCGAAAAAATTCCCGACGTCGGCCGGGCCGGTGGCTCCGACCATCTACTGATGGTCCGACCTTGACGGTCGAGGCATGAAACCGGTACTATGGCTGTGAGGGACCGCCTTGCGGCCGCAACAGGAGTTCTCCACCATGACACCCAACCTTCGAACCGATTCGGTCAACAACGCCGCGAACCAGATCGGTGGCGCGAGTGGCACCGGCAAGGCTGCATATGGAATCACCCCGGTCATCGATCCGTACTTCCGCGACACCGACAGCGGCAATGATGGTGACGGCGACGAGCGCCTCGATTCCGGCAACGGAGCGGGCGGCGCGGCCGGCACTGCGGATGGTCACGCCGACTTCGTTCCTGGCTGAGTGTGATGTTCAAAATCCTCCTGCTCGCCATGTTGCTCCACGGGCACCAGCCGGTGCCCGGCGCCTTTCATTTAGGACTTTATGGATCGATGGCGGAATGCGAGGGTGAAAGATTGTCACAGAACGCGCTGCCGGTCATTCGACAAATGTTCAAGACGTTGGACGTCACCGGTGACATGAGCTTCAAGATTGTGAAGACCGCATGCGTCCCGACTGAATCGGACGCTTAAACTGTTGAGGAACGCCCGTGGCAGTCGCTGCTCTTTCAACAAAAAATCCCTACTACATCCAGCGGGAGACCGACTGGATCATGATGCGCGATGCCTACGGCGGCGAACGCTACGTCAAGGACAAGGGTGAGCAGTATCTTCCGCCGACCGGCTCGCAGCGCCAGGACGGCATGGGATTCAACCAGCCCGGCTGGCAAGCCTATCAGGCATATCGCACGCGTGCCGTCTACCACGAGCTGGTCAAGCCCAGCCTGATGGCGATGCTCGGCGTCATGCATCGCAAGCCGCCGGACGTCGAGTTGCCGGCGAAGCTTGACGGCATGCGCAACCGTGCGACGTTCAATGGTGAGGGCCTGCCCTGGTTGCTCCAGAAGGTCAATGAGCAGCAGATGCTCATGGGCCGCTATGGCCTATTCCTCGACGTCGCCTCGGGCGACGTCGCCAAGGCCGGCCAGCTGCCATACATCATCGGCTACAACGCCGAGACGATTATCAATTGGGACTCCTCGAAGCAGGGCGACGACAAGGGTCTGCGCAATCTTGAGCTGGTCGTGTTGAACGAGACTGACTTCGAGCGCCGCTCAGGCCTCTCCTGGATTCAGATGATGCGCTATCGCGTGCTGGCACTGGCCGGTTCGGTGCGCGACGCGTGGCCGGATATCGCAGCCGCGGATGGTGACTATGTGGCGGCCGAGGTGCGGCACACGCAGGACGTTTCGTCGAACGAGTTCGTCAAGCCGTCGCTGTTCGGCAAGACGCTCGGCTCCATCCCATTCGTATTCGTCGGCCCGCGGGACCTCTCCCCGGAGCCGGACCTTCCGGTGCTCATGCCGCTCGCCCGCATCGCGCTCGCGATCTACCGGACCGAGGCGGACTATCGGCAGGCGCTCTACATGCAGGGCCAGGACACGCTCGTCGTGATCGGCCAGCAGGCGACGTCGGACGGCGCGCAACGCGTCGGAGCCTTCGGGACCATTGAGGTTCCGGTCAACGGCGATGCCAAGTACATCGGCGCGGACTCGAAGGGTCTGAGCGAGATGAGCGGGTCGATCCAGAACGACCTGAAACGCGCTGCCCAGCTGGGCGCGCAGCTACTCACCGAGCGCGGCAACGAGGCGGAGAGCGGCGATGCCCTCAACATCCGCGTCGCGTCGCGTACGGCGACACTGACCACGGTCGCGCAGGCCGGCGCAGGCGGGCTGGAGCAGATACTCCGTCACGCCGCGGTATGGGTCGGCGCGGACCCGGATCAGGTTCACGTCAACCCGAACATGGATTTTGCCGACGATCCGGCGCAGGCGCAGGACCTCGTGTACCTGATGACCGCGAAGGGACTCGGCCTCAAGATTTCGGATCGCAGCATCCATGGATGGATGGCCAAGCGCGAGTTCACCGAAATGTCCTACGAGGAGGAGCAGGCCGCGATGGACGATGAGCCGAAGCTCGTGCCACCGTCCGGCGTCCGCGGCGTCCGCGGCGTCCCAGGTGCTCCGGGCAGCGCCCCGTCGATCCCGAAGAAGAAAGTCCCGCCGGCCAAGGCCGGTGGAACGAGCGGCGACGCCCCGCCGGCCGCGGGCGGCGATCCGTCCATGACGACATGAGGTGAGCCATGGCAGACCGATCCAACTCCTTCTCTCCGCCCTCCACGATTGGCGCCAAGACCGGCGGCATCGACAACCATCCGAGCCAGAACGCCAACGGCACCGGCGGCCCTCCCGGCACGCATGAAGGACACGCGGACCCGGTCCCGCGGACGGTTCCGTTCGGCCTCGGCATGGGTCCGAACAATCCGCAGTCGCGCGGCAACTCGGCAGCGCGGCAGGGCGCGGCAGAAGCCATCGAATCCGGATCACCATACTCGCCCGGCTCAGGAAACCAGTCGCCTCCTTCGGCGCAATAGGCTACACTCAGCGCCTCACTGGAGACGGACCCAATGAAGCTTTCAACCATCGCTCTTGCTGCTGCCCTCGCGTTCGATGGTGGCACTGTATTCGCCCGCACCAGCTTCGTGCCTACGCCGCTGCCTTACAGCTGCGAGCAGGTGCGCATGGCCGCTGCCGCGTTCACCATCGAGCACCTCAAGAAGATCGGCAAGGAGCTTGGAATTCATCTCACCGGCGCGCAGATGCGCGAGGCGGAGAAGTGCATCGTCTCTGCCAAGAAGTAAATCTGACAACTGGAGGGCTGTTCAATGACCTGCGTGGCGTGGCGCAACGGAGTGATGGCGTGCGATTCTTGCTGGACCGATGGGGATACCCAGGTGGCCAGCCTCATCAAAATCACGCGCCTATCATCCGGCGCGCTTCTCGGGCAGGCCGGCGACAACGACGCCCGTGCTATTACGGCGCTCCTCGACAAGGTCAGGGACCCGTCCAAGCTTCCAACCAAGAAGGAATTGGCCGCCACGCTGGACGGCTTCATGGGGCTGATCGCATTCCCTCGCGGCGGAGTCTATTGCATTTCGAATGGTCCCGTCGATGAGCAGGGCTGGCCCGTCGAGGACTCCTACGGAAACCGCGAGGACGTCGGCGTGTGGCCCGCGACCAGCATGGGCGGCTACTGCGCAGTCGGGTCCGGCTCCGATGCGGCGATGGCGGCCATGGACGGCGGCCCGCACGTGAGCGCGGTGCGAGCGGTGGAGATCGCATGTCGGCGCAACATCAACTGCCGACTGCCTGTACATGCGGTCCGACTCATCTTGAAGAAGAAGATCGTTGATGGCAAGCGCAAATGAACTGCTCCAGGATGCGTTGCTGCGGCGCCAGATGGCGCTGTCGCGGTATGAGCGCGGTCTCCAGACAGACGTCATCGGCCTGCTAGACGCGACGGAGCGTGACCTTCGGGTCGCGATCCAGGACCGGCTCGATGGGCTGGTCGGCTCCGCCTTCGGGAAGACCACGAACAGTCGCCTCCAGGTTCTGGAGAATGCCATCACCAAGATTCGGTCGGAGGCGTTCGATCAGGTTGGCTCCATGTGGGACGAGACGCTTCAGGAGCTGGCGCGCGACGAGGCCGAATATATCAACACGCACTTCAAGGACGTGTCGCCCGTGCAGCTGGATACCGTGCTGCCGAGCGCGGCGCAGCTTGGCGCCATCGTCTCGGTCAATCCAATGAGCGGCCGGCTGCTCTCCGAATGGACCTCGGACATGGAGGCCGCGGACGTTCAGCGAATCATGGACGCGATCAAGATCGGCATGGCGCAGGGCGATTCGTCCGACGACATCGTG